AGTGCATTAATGCGACATGATCGGTGCGCGAGTGGCGCGGGAATAAATCCAGTCCTCATAGCGGGAAAACTCAACATTACCGCGCAAGCCTTCGCCCGTCACCAGTGGCAAATTTTCAGGGTTTGGGGCACTATCACGCACCAGCATTAAACGGCCTGGGCCTTTGCCTTGTACGCTGGGCCTACAGTACAAATACAATGCTTCAAAGCTGCCTTGATTAGTAAGCTGCTGCGCTAATGCTCGGCCTTGATCGGCGCAGTCTTTTACCAATTGTCTATATTCGTCATTCATTTTATTTTCTCCTAAGTTATCGGGGCCTAAGCCCCATTGGTTTAATTTAAATACCAGCTTTCAAAATCTTATCAGCAGCACCAAAAAATGCGCTG